TACAGGTTGTTACTACCGATGCTGAGACATTAGCAGCGCAGTACCCAGAGTACGCTACCCAGATTATGCCACACAATAGATGGCAACAGGGTTCCCCATCAGTATCTTTGGTTCGTTATCACGACAAAGATCAAGACTTAATATTCCTACCAGAACGTCAGAATTTAATATTAGCTAATGTACCTAACCCAGTAGGTAAGTGTCTAGCAAATGTAGCAATGAGATCATCATTAGATGGTGAGGCTCGTGGTCAGTTTGATGACATTCTATCTGTTCAGTTAGCCCGTGCTCGCTTTGCAGTATTGCAGATTCAAGCTGCTGAGAAATCCATTCAAGCACCTATTGCTATTCCACAAGATGTACAAGAACTTGCACTTGGACCAGATGCGATTATGCGTTCTGCTAATCCACAAGGTATTCGTAGAGTTCCACTAGAACTACCAGCAGGTGTATTTACAGAGTCTGGTGTATTAGAGCGTGAACTTCGTATGGGTGCTCGTTATCCAGAAACTCGCTCAGGTAATATTGATGCCTCTGTTGTAACTGGTCGTGGTGTACAAGCACTACAAGCAGGATTTGATACACAGGTTAAAGCAGCGCAAGCACAGTTTGCTCGCTTGTTTACTGAGATGGTATCTCTATGCTTTGAAGTAGATGAGAAGATCTTTGGTAATGTAACTAAGCAAATTAAGGGAACCGATGACGGTACACCTTATACACTTAAATATATTCCATCTCGTGATATTAAAGGCGAGTATGGTGTAGATGTACGTTACGGCATTATGTCTGGTATGGATCCTAACCGAGCCATCATTGCATTACTACAAATGCGTAGCGATAAGTTAGTCTCAAGAGATTATGTTCGCCGAGAAATCCCTATGGAGTTAAATGTCACACAAGAAGAACAAAGGGTGGACATTGAAGAAATGCGTGATTCTCTTCGTGTTGCTGTTGCCCAGTATGCTCAAGCTATACCAATGCTTGCCTCGCAGGGTCAAGACCCATCTCAAGTTATTACTAGGATCGCTGATGTCATTGCGGGTAGACAAAAAGGATTACAACTAGAAACGATTATTGCTAAGGCATTTGCACCGGAGCCAGTGGCTCCTGCACCAATGATGCCTGAACAACAAGTTCCAGTAGCAGGAGCGGCCCCCGTTCCTGCCTCGCAGCCAACTCCAGAACAACAAAGCGGAGAGGCCCCTGCTGCTGGTCAACCTCAACCAGATATCGCACAATTACTCGCCTCTATCGGCGGCGCAGCATAATAAGGGAGGTGAATAAATGAACAAAGGATCAAGAGCTAAGGCAGTTGAAGCAAAGCCTGTAGAGCCAAAGAACGCACCAGCACCAACAACTGGAAAAGTATTCTTCGGATACACACCAGCAGGTCGTAAAGGCCCATCAGCAAAAAAGGGTTAAATTATTTAGTGATAGGAGCACTGGGTGAACCAAGATAATAATCTTAATCGCCCAGTGCGCTTGTCTGATTATTTAGTAATAGTATCAGGATTCTTTTTAAACTTAACATCAGTGATAGAAGCACTTGCAGATGATCTGCACCAATTAGCTATCTATCATTCAACACAAAAGAGCCAGGAAGAAAAAGTCTGGCAACAATTTTCGCAAGACTTAGAAACTTTAAAGGAGGAATAATGGCAAGAGGTCCATTAGCTGGCGCATCAGGCCCAGGTAAATTCTCCAAGAGAACAGATATGAGTTTAGGTTCAACATCATACGGAGAAGGTGGCGAGACTGCCTCACTTAATACGGCAGCACCAAAGTCAAAGACTCGTGGCATTGCAGATAATGTAGGCGGAAGACCTGCTAATCCAATGGCACAAACACCAGTAATTCCATTATTTGCTCCATCACAACGCCCTAATGAGCCTATTACCAATGGTATTGATATGGGCGATGGCGCAGGATCAGAAGCACTTGCTATGCGCCAACCAGATGATGAGAATTTTAGAGCAGCAATATCATCCTATATGCCTGTACTTGCTTATATTTCAGATTTACCAAATACCTCACCAGAAACCCGTAAAGCAATTAGACAGTTAAGGGATCAGTTGTGAGTATATGGAACAGAATTGGTGATTTAGCTTCTAACGCAGCAAAGTTTGGTGGAGAAGTAGTAGGGGCAGCAGCAGCTCCAGCACGGTTTGCTTGGGATATAGGAACCGCTCCTTGGAATGACGATGAAGAATATAACGGTTTTGTTCAACCATTTAAAACTGCAACAATGCAAGCCGGTGGTGATATAGTTAAACCGCTTGCTTCCGCAGGTGGCGCTATTATGAAAGTTCCTGGCGTAGCACCAGCATTAGAGACTTTGTATAAAGTAAATCAAGAAGCAATTAGAGAACCATTAACTACTTACTTCCTAATGCGAAATGAAGTAATGGGCGGAAATGTATTAGGATTTTTTGATCCTGATACTTGGGAAAAGGCTTACAAGGGCGCTCAAGAAATTTCATTTGGTCAAGCATTTGTAAGCCCATTTCGTTATGCCTTTGATCCACAATTTAATATTTATGATCCAAGAGAGCGTGAAGCAGCTTTTAAAAAGAGTGCTTGGGGTAAATACTCTTCAGGTGGAGTGGATGTATTTGCACAACTGTTTGGTGATATAAGCCTTGCTGGAGGAAAAGCAGCTAAAGTTCTTAAGGCAAGTCAGTTGGGTGTTGGTAAATTAAACAATGCTGATGCAGTTGCTAAGGCAGCAGAAGATATTACTAAAGCACAGTATGGTGTTAATAATCGTTTCACTAAAGTATTAAAAGACTTTACGGATAATAATTCTACTTATGCAATATCTCATCCTATGGTTAAATCTTCGTCTAACCCAGGACTACTTGCACACCTATTAGGTGATTCAGTAGATGTAGATGAGACCGCTCTTATTCTTCGTTCTGCCCTTGGTGATCCAAAAGCATTAAATAATTTAAGAGCACAGAGGGTACACATCTCCGATGCCTTAGAAGCAGAGCGTGGCAAACTATCAGCAGTAGATGAATTTAAATTATTCGCAGCACCTGATGGTTCAGGTATGCTTCCATTCTTAAATGATAGTCCAGCAGTTACTGAAGAAGCCTTAAATAATTATAGATCTTTAGCAGCTACTGATAAATACTTTGCTGACCTTATGGAAGTTGGTAAGGGTGGCGGTGCTTTAACCCGTACTACCGGTTTAGGTTTACAAGGCGTAGAAGATTTTGTTGCTAAATCAAGAGCTACTAAATTCTATGACAAAAAAGTTGGTAATGCTAGAATTGATATTTATCAACCTACACCATTTCACGTTCTATATCAAAAGTTTTCTTGGTCTCAAAAAGAGCGCCCTGCCGGTTGGGTAGATTTTAATGATCCTGATTCATATCGTGAGGTTATTGCCACTGTTAATAGATTAGAGAAAAAGGCTAATCTTACTCCAGTTGAAAGTAAAAAATTATTAGATGGGTATTTAGGAGCATCAACTCCTGAGGCAAAGTTTACTGCAACCTTGAATCTTGAAGGTACTGGATTAAGAGCACTAGCCAAGAAGTATGATGTTGATGAAGAATTTGCAACAGATCTTTATAATAACTATAAAAGAGCTAGAACATCAGCATTAAAGTCCATTAAAGATAAAGGCTTTATGGTTGATAATGATGCGTCTGTTATTAGAGTTCCACAATTAGAATCACAAACTGCTAACTTCTTACCTTTAATGGATTTTGATGTAATGGATGACCTATTGAAGCGCAATGCTTCTGCCTTTAAATTAATAGGTACAACCAAGAATAAAGTATTTAATTCTTTAGATTTTGTACAAGATGCGTTTAAGGCTGCGGTTTTGCTTCGTCTGGGTTATACTATTCGTAACACTGTAGATTCATCTCTACGTATTGCCAGTTCAGTAGGAGCTTATGCTCAACTACGTCACTTAGGACCTGGTCTTAAAAATGTTATTACTGACAAGGTTGCTACACCTTCTCGTTTGATTGATAGGTATCGTGCAGTAGATGCTGGTATGACCTTTGCTCAAGTTCAAAAATCAGCCAATAAAGTTACTAATGAACTTAATGATATTAAAACAAGAATATCTGCAACTGAGGCTAAAGCATCTTTAAATCCAGATGATTTAGATTTAGCTGGTGAGTTAAATACACTTAAACTTTTACAAGAAGAAAAAGAAGCTGTATACCAACATTATGCAGATGTGCTTAATAGGTCTCCAAAGGCACAACCTAAGCAAAGTATTGGTACTGGTTCTTATAGAGTAACTACATCTGATGGACAGGTTTATGACCTAGATGATGCTCTAGGTGGTCCACTTGGTGATATGTTTAAGAGAATCGCATCATCTGGTAATTCTTTTCAACGTATGGTTGATAGCAATACCGATTTATATAAGCGTAATCTTGAGTCTAAAGGTATCGGTGCTGTTAAACCTACAGACCCTGCATACTTTGAGCAGTGGGCGCGAACCCTTCGTACTCAGTTTGGTAACTCTGCAGTAGTAAATAAAATTGTTGCTGGTGAAACAGTGGATGATATAACTCGCTGGTTAAAAAGTTCAGTAGATGGTAGGGATCTAAGAAGAAGACTCGCCATTAATTCTGATAATGCAGCAGAATATGTAACTAGAATTAGTGGCTTTTTAGATAATTACTTACCAGTATCATCTAACCTTAGAGATAAGATAAAGACCGTTACGGCAGAGGATCTAAGATCAACCTTTAAAGATCCTACTACTCTTCCTATTATTCACGGTCACATCCTTAAAGAAAATTTTGATAACGTATCAGAGATACAAAAAAAGGGAGTAATTAACTCTTTATTTAAGTTACTGGCAACTATGCCTGAAGATGCTTTTGCTAGAAACCCTTTATTCGTTCACTTATACCGTCAAGAAGCTAGGCGTAGAATAAATATTATGTCTGGTCTAAAAGATGATATTATTGGCTTAGACGAGCAAAGAGTGATTATGGATCAAGCTCGTAAGGTTGCCCTAAGAGAAATGAAGGGCATATTATTTAATATTGAGCGTAAGACTAATCTTGCTACCGCTATGAAGTATATAAATCCATTTTTCTCAGCGCAAGAAAATGCTTATAAGACTTGGATGAAATTGGCAGTAGCCGATCCATCCTTGGTCAATAGAGGATATCTTGTATGGCAAGCACCTAATAGATTAGGTCTTGTAACTGATGAAAACGGTGAGC